ACCCAACTTCACCATGTCACTCATTAGCCAACTCAGACTTGCTAACGGAAACATCTCCATTCGCCCCAAGCGATTCGAGATGGGAGAAATGTTGAAGGGATGTGAAGCCGGCGCAGCAGCAGCGTCGTATAATATAGTAGCAAAAGTCGGTAGCTGGCGCCTGTGGGAGAAAATCTCCCTGGCGCTGAGCTACCACCTCAAGAGGGGAGCCGCACTGGCGAGTGCGTCCCTGCTGGTTTACGTCACGTACCGCTGCAATCGCGGTCGGATCAGCAAACTCATGAGGCGCGCGGCGGCACGCTACCTGCAGACGAAGGGCATTGAGCCCGGACTCGAGGTGGATGTCGTACGCGCTTCCTTTAAGGCCACGGACTTCACGTCCTCAACAAGCCCTGACCCCAACCACACTCACGGTCAGGCAGCCGCCGAAAGGCGGAGCGCCAACGCCGCTTTGGAGAGCTACGCGCTTTCCATGGGCGCACGCCCGTATCATGTGCAAATGTCCAAGTCGCAATCTGGACACGCGCTGACGGGCAGCCGGCTGCCGTACTGGGGGAGGGACTTGGGGATCCACTTCCAGAACGATAGCCGTAAACAGGGTGACGTTTACCTATACACCGACGTCGAACAGTACCTTGATATCAACGAGGAGTTCGCCCGGCACCCCGCTGTGCACGCATTTTACACATTCGTGCCCGGCGCGGCCGCCGGTTGCAGGCCAGGTTATGCATTCCACGCGACAGAAGGAGGTCTGTGGAAGTATTTCGTGTCTGGCGGCGGGGAGTTTGTAGGAAAAGTCTGGGACCACAGCAGCGACTGGGTGATGGTCTACCAGAGGCGACTCGGAATCCCCATCCGAAGTGTTCTGTATATGATCGATCGGGCCCAGGTTGGGAAGGATCATCAGGTGCTGAACTACGCCCCGGCGAAAGTCTACACAGGACTCGCCGCCCTTGTGGCATATTTCACAGTGGGAGAGAAGAAGGTCAAGCGGCTGAGAGGTCGCGAAGATGGCTTCACTGCTCTCCTACTCCACTCGGAAGACGGACTCAACATCTCCGTAGCGGAGGCCGACAACACGGTAGCAGCGACGCTGCCGTACTCGACCTACGCATCACTCCTTGCAGCAGCGGCCTATACCAAGGCCACCGCGTATTCCATCCGATCGTACGTTACACCTGCGGTCGAGGAGCTGCACGGGGTGGACGAGAAGGACGCACGTCTCATCGTGTCCAAGCTCATGGCGCGGTACCTGAATGTTCACAGCAAGCAGGTCCTGCCCGTGGTCAATCTCGCGCCACTCCCGAACCAGGAGCTGAGGATGCCCGCGTCATACGATGACGACGAGAGCAAGCCTCTAGTCACCCCCTTCATGCCGGCGTTTATTCTAGGCGAGTCTGTCACTCACCTGTCTAGCCCGGAAGTCGAGGAGGACTGCGTAGCGGAGCGCATTATGGGCCCGCAACGCACCGTCAGGCGCCTGCCTGTGACCGACGTTCTCACCGGGATGATCACGGACTTCGTGTCCGCGGTCATACCGGTCGGGGGCATCGGGCACCCGCTGGACGAAGACGAGGTGCGCGAACGCATGACGCGGCGCGCACAGATCATGGGTGTCGACGAAGCATCCGAGATCGGCGCCGAGCGCGGGGGGACGAGTATGTTCCTGAAGCGCGAGGCGAGTGGGGTGGACAAGGCTGGTAGGGCTATTACAACGAACCCGACCATTCTGAAGCTGGACTGGAGCGCTTACTGCGTCGCACTCTCGGACTTTGTCAAGAACGAGAGCGTGATTCGCGACTGCTACGGCTTCCGGAAACCGATGGACGTCGCCCAACGCGTGGCGGAAGTCTGTCAGAGCAGCAACGGTGTGTGGTGCAACGACTGGTCGAAATACGACGCTCATGTGAGCGGTGTGATCCGGCTGTTCGAACGTGCGCTCACCTTCGCGGCATTTCCGGACCACACCGCTGACCTGCGGCGCATTTTCCTCCGCAAGGCGGGGTTGCGTGCGCGGGGCACGTTCGGGACGCGGTACTACGCTGGCGACGCGCGCAACAGCGGCGACAGCGAGACATCGATCTTCAACACGCTGGCTAACATTTTCAGCCAGTACGTAGCGAAGCGCTGCGAGCGCAGACAGGACGGCGGCTTCTACTCCCATTCGGAGGCTATGGAGTGGCTGTTGCTGCATGTGCTGGCGGCGGGCGACGATTCGCTCGTGGGTGACATTGAGAAGGCGTCCATGGACAAGATGGTGCGCATGGTAGGGGGCAAGCTGACGTACGACTTCATTCCGAAGGGCGAGCGCGGTGTCAACTTCCTCGCGCGCTACTACTCCCCAGACGTGCACTACGGTGACCCCGCGAGCATGTGCGACGTCCGCCGCACGCTGAAGAACTTTAACCTCAGCGTGCCGCTTCCGCAGGGCGTGTTGCCCTGGCACAAGGCCAGGCAGCGCGCAGTGGGTTTGAGCCTCACGGACGGCAACACGCCGCTCGTGGGGGTGTTGTCCGCCAAGATCCTCGAGGTCACAACCGAGGACTCGGTCCGCGCCGCGCAGTGCCATACGCTACAAAGCTATTGGTCGCGGCAGGCGGGCCCTGACGGGCAGTTCCCCAACGAGTATGGTGAGTGGATGGACGCTGAGATCGAAGTGATGCTGGCCGACTACGACACGACCGGGTTTTGTGCCTGGGTGCACGCAGCGGCTGACATTGACGCTATCTTGAGTCCGCCCGCCTTCATGGAGGCCCCGGTTTACGACGAGCTGAAGCCGCGGACCGAAATCTCACTGGTGGACGGTGACATCATCATCCCCGGTCCGGAACACGTTCCGGACCTCACGCCTCTCGAGGAGCCAATCATGGCGCCTGAGGAGGCAGTTGACCTGGCCACGGACCTGGCACGCGAAGTAGGAGCGCGTGACGGGCATCGCGCCAAGCCGACAGGCAGTGGCGCACGCGGAACATCGCGGCGCCAGAGTGGAGACAGCAGACCCAAGAGACCGGTGCGCGCCAAGCCGCCGCCCTCCGAAGGGTCTGCGAAAGAGGTCTCAGAGCCGAACTCCCGCCAGCGCCGTAAGGCGCGTCGGGCGGAACTCGGCGGCGCGCCAGAATCCTAGGCGCGTGGTGGGCAGTGCCCACCGGCGGTACAACACAGTCCCAGTTGTGGGATCTGTTCAAATGTGTTGTGTCGAGGTAATGCGACAGAAGTGATATGGCCGGCCCGCTTGGGGGTCGGCCTTGTTTTAAATAACCAATCAACTACAACAAGCGAAACTACCGAAATGGTAAAGCTCTCAAAACGCAAGCGATCCGGCAACTCTCAGGCCGGGCCGCGGAAGAAGGCGCGCAATGGGCGGAAGCGGCGGCCGGCCGGGGAAAGTGCCCACTCGGCTGCCATCCGCCAGGTCGCGCGTATGATTTCCGACCCTTGCCACGGGCCGCTCGTGAACTACTCCATTGACAACGGGGTGGTCGAGCGCGTCCGCGGCGGCGTTGGCATTATGCCTGGTGGCAGCGGTACTGATCAGGGATACGTTATCGTGTTCCCGTCGTACAGCTCCCACGAGGCTACGGCCGTCGCCGGCTACTCGTACAACATGATGGTGTACAACCCCGCAAGCACAACGCTGGTCGGACTCAACACGACCGCAACTCCGCTGGGCACGTCTACGTCCCTGTCGGGGTATGCGCGTATTGACCCGGCCGCTTCTGCGCTGTCGGGCACCACCTTCGCGTCCGCGAAGACCCTTGCGGCCTGCCTCACGGCACGCTATACGGGCACCGAGGACGCTAAGGCTGGCGAGTGGGCGATGATCTCCAACTTCAACGTCAATGACATGTTCGCCACGGTTGACACCGGTCTGCCGTC